AGACAAACAAAATTTTGATTGTTCGTTATTTCAAATATTCTTATTTCAAGATGAAAACAAAATGAAGCAAAAAATTCGAATTCATTTGCTAGAATAAATAATTATGATTGTCCTTGTTGTGAATACATTTTAATGTATGTTTTTAATTGTGCTTTTACAAAAATTTTTAATGGTGGAAAAGAATTGCAAATATACAAAAGTGAATGTGTTTGTTCGGCTGTTTGTAAAGCAATATATATCGACTTCATATTAAATTCATCATCTGTCCATTGGTCGTATGGTTTGGCTGGGTCATAATAATTTACATTTCTTGCTTGAACTAATAATTCTTCGAGTGTTCGCCCGTTTTTAAATGGCATTAATCTATCTTTTTTTTTTATTTTTTCTTTATTAACTAAAAACTATTATTTTGGAGTTATATTTTTTTATCATAATATAGTATAATGAAAATTGCCAAAACTATTAGAAGTTTATGCACACCAGCCTACATTTACTTTTTTATATCTATGTTCGCATTGGTATTGATGCTTGCACAAAATATGGGTGCAGGTGATAGATATTGTTTAGGTGTTTACAGCTGTCCTTCACAAAACAATGCAACTATTTTTTTAGCTAAGTTTTTATACATTATATTTTGGACTTTTATTTTGAATTCGATATGTAAAACTGGATTTTCAGGTATTTCGTGGTTCTTAGTTTTATTTCCTTTTATTTTTATGTTTGTTGCTTTAGGTATTATGATACTAAGAGGACAACATTTAGAAGGAATGCACCACATGCATGGTGAGAACATGATGCCTCCCGCAGAAGAAGAAGAAGACCAATAAATCAGTCATATAATTTTACATTAAAATCAAAAATATAATCTCTAAATATTACGTCTTTTTGGTCATGACGTAATGTTTGAATAAATTTATATACATCATATTTACTTCTTAATTCGCTTTTCGGAATACGTTCAACATACATCCACGAAATAGAATTGTTCGGAAAATTGTTTGCACACATTCTTTCAGGTAGAAACTGCCACTTGTCTCTTTCCAAGAATGTTTTCATGAATAAACGATTATAATCCTTAGAATTTAGTTCATGTGTTTTTATAAATTTATATTTTATATAGTTTGTAAGTTTTTGTGAAGAGAAAAAATAGCGTTCTATAAACCGATTGATTCGTTTTCCAGAACGTTTTCGTAAATAGTTTGATATTTCAAGAGACATTTTATCAAATGGAACAATATTGGGGACATATTTGATTATTTCGTACATTATATGAAGAGAAACCCTTTGCATAAGAAAAACTATAAATAGAAAATATTTTAAATTCATTGTTTGTACTTACACACAATAATTAAATATATAAAGACTGATTTGTTGCCACATATTTCAACGTTTTTTCAGAAATACCATTAAATACATTTGCTAATTGAACGTTACCTATAATAGTACACGCCGATTCCAATTCCAACGATATATGATTTATTTTCAATAAAGCTTTGACAAATTCACCCAAAAATACATCCTTCTCTTCTTGCAATGAAAACAAAATTTGTCTACATTCTTGTTCTGTCACTGCGTTTATCCAATCCATTACTTCCTGAATAATGTCAAATTGCAGTTCTTCATGATAAATATTTTCGTATTTTCCAATATAGTCGCTATTTAGTTCACTAATATAATTATTCAATTCACTATTACTTGTGTTAGGACGTTGCGTTTTTACATCATTGTTTACTTTAATCGGTGTAAATATACTTAATATGCCAACAATCTCACTTGCATTAAAACTAGCCAGTTTATTGGTAAATATATGATTCCCCAATAGCAGTCCAGGACCCTCTTTAATCATAGAAGCCAATTCACCTTCAATGGTCAATTTATAAGAATCGTTATCCTTTTCAATGCAATTACAATCTTCCAAAAATGTTAAATAATAATCCATTGTGTTGTGTATATAATTTTCACTATAATCAACCTGATTAGCCATATTAGCCATTTCCTGTTTTAATTTGTTTGCATCTTCATATTGTTGCAACAATGACTTCCATTTCTTTCCATAATTAACCTCAATATTCTCCATTGTTCTTTGTGCAGCCTTTCTTTTTTTATTTTGAAGTCCGCTAAGTGAAACCTTTAATGTATTATAATTTGAAAGCTCTTCTAAATCTTTACCTGTAATCATATTAATTTTCTTTTCATAACTTTCTTTTACTTTTTCATATTCTTCCTTTGAATATTGCAATTGTTTTTGCACTTCATTGTGCAACATACTTTTACTAATGTGTTTCGCTATATTTTCATTAGTCGTTTCATGAATGTTTTGAAAAATGCTCAAGAGTAATTGACAATTTATCGAAAATTTCGAAACCAGTGTTTGTGGAACACCTGATAACATTTGTTTCATTTCGTTGCTAGTAGGCATGTTTTGACGATACATGTTCATACAATGTATAACATGTCCTATTTTATCCAAGCCACGACGACCGGCACGACCTGCCATCTGTGTATACTCATGACTATATAGATATCGCATACCTGAAGTTTCGGAACTAAATTTAGATACACCTGTAAATATAACCGATTTGGTAGGCATATTTAAACCAACTGCAAATGTTTCTGTTGCAAATAATAGTTTAATATATCCTTTTGCAAAAAGCAATTCTACCATTTCACGTAAAATAGGCATTATACCACTATGATGAATCGCAATACCTTTTGAAATTAGGTTTACCATTTTTTTATATTCGGGTAGTTCCAAATATTCTCTATAATTTGGAAGCTTGCGAATGATATGTTCACATTCGCGTTCAATAACTTCAGGAACAGGAAACATATCATCTATTACTATTTCACCAACTCCGTCTGCATATTTTTCTACATTTTTTCTTGAAAATACGAATGCAATCGCTGGAAGCATTTCATTATTTTTACAATGTTTCACTACTTGATTTAATACAAAATTAGGACTAATAAATGTTTTGTGTTTTTCTATTTTTTGCAACAACCGATGACTTTTCAAATATGAATCTTCATGATAATTTTTATTAGGACTACGTATTGGCATTAAAATATCCATTTGTTTTCTTGTTTCTTCAACCTCAGACTTTGATGTTATTTGTTTGTACAAATGTTCGGGTGCAGTTACGAACAAATGATGATGTAGTGGAACAACACGATGGTTTGTAGAAGCTAAATAAACACTTTTTGTTTTTTTTTGGTCTTCACACCATTTTGCAAATTTTTCAGGTTTATCGATTGTTGCTGACAACATCACCATCTGTATTTGCTGTGGTAACATCATAATTGTCTCTTCCCAAACCTTTCCTCTATCTTTATCATTAATATAATGAATTTCATCAAAAATAACACATCCTAAATCGTTTTCCATATCCATGTCAAACATTAGCAATTCATTTGATTTTTCATTTTTATAATTTTGTAAATAAAGCGTGTTTTGTAATATTTCGGTAGTCATAATTAATACATCTGCTTCAGGATTAAATTTAATATCACCAGTTAAAATACCAAAACTAATATTAGGAAATGCTTTGCTAAATTCATAAAATTTTTGATTAGACAATGCTTTAATAGGACTTGTATAAATGACTTTTTTCCCACGTTTAGTAAAATAGTTAATTGCAAATTCCGCTGGTAATGTTTTCCCTGAACCGGTATGGGCGGTTACAAGTACATGTTGCTCCTCTACAATACCTTGAATTGCATATTTTTGAAAATCGCTCAATGGAAAGGGAAATTCTTCAAAATATTCAAAATATTTAGAACTTTCTTCATTTTCATCATAAGGTTTATCGCAAATTTTAACCATTATTAATTAATATATTCATTACTTTAATATTATATTCTTTTTCAATTTTCGTATTTTTTATTTCTAATGATACTTCATATGGACGAAGATAATAGCGGAATATCAAAAAAAATAGGATTTTTCGATCATGTTTTTGAATTTAAAGAAGATACAAAAAATGATTTACTTAATATTGGACAATATTCATTACTATCATTATTACCTGTTATTGGATTAAATAAATTAATGAAAAATTATATTCCCGATGTTGACGATACAAAAGGAAGTTTAGAAATAGTGATTGAAATCATTGCACAAGTATTAGTTATTTTTATTGGGCTCTTTTATATTCATCGCATTGTAACATTTGTACCTACTTATAGTAAAGATAGTTATCCACCTTTTCATATGACAAATATTGTGTCGGTTGTTTTATTTATAACTCTTAGTCTTCAAACAAAATTGGGTGAAAAGGGAAATGTATTATATGAACGACTTATGGGACTTATTAATGGCGAAGAAAGTTTAAAAGAAAAACAACCTGTCGTAAGACAACAACAGCATCCTAGTGGTGTTTTGCCACCTCCTGCTGTAACACGTGACCCACAACAAAATCAACAACTTCAAAATCAAAATAACATGGGACAAAGTTTAGGAAGCACACCTATATCTAATTCCCCCAATTTCGATCAAATGTATCAACAAAACCCTACACCTTTAGTGAATGCTAACTCACCTGCTCCTCAGCAAATGGGACCTCCTCCACTAATGGCAGCAAATGAAGCTTTAGGTGGTTCAGGTTTTGGATCTATGTTTTAATAAAAACTTAGTTTAATATATAATGGCTGATAGTGAATCAGCCTCTTTAGTGAGTGGAAATTCCAGTGACGCCAGTTTTCAGGGTTTAGAAGAACATTTGACACAATGTTTTGTAAATTGTATTGCTCGTAAAAATGCTGCTCAACGCAGTTATAATAAAATTAGTAACATGGGTAATGCAGCTAGAAACTGGATGGGAACAAAAAAAGACAAAGAAACAGGTGAAGTTCTCTCAACGCCTGGATTAAAAACCGATATTTCTTCCAAAGCTCAACGTGAACAAGCTATTCGTAGTGCTTTACAAAAAGTAATGGCAATGGAAAATCTGGCTGACCTTAAAGTAACTGGTGCATTAAGTAGTGCCTTGTCAACAAACATGGGAAGTATGGGACGCATGTTCTCACGTAAAAGAGCTGATGGAGGAAAACGCAGAAGAAGAAAAACAAAGAAAAACAAAAAAGGAAAAAAATCACGTAAACACTAAACATTGCTGACCAAAAGAAAAAAGAAAAAGAAACAATATAAAGTTAAATAATAATAATATTACATGAGCGATTTATTATTATTATTTTTATTACCTATTTGTGTAGCAGGTTACACGTTTAGGCAACAACGTGCTTCTGCTAAAGCGGCGCGAAAGTTGCAAATGATTCATGATGCATTTGATTTTGAAAATCACCCTAGCAAAATGATTCGAAAATTTTATGGCACAAATATTGGAGATGAATGGTCTTATAGTGAATTCATGAATAACATCAAGCAAGATAAAGTAGGTGCTGTTTCTTTTCTAGCTGATAAAAATCATGCAATTGCGATAGATAATACATTGAATGATGATGGAGTTATAGAAAGTTCAAATTTACATAATGTGCAAATTTTACCCGAATCATATCAAAATATGTTAGACATGGTTACACACTATAATATTAATACAGACATGCTACCTGTTCCTGTTAACATTTTAAGTGAACTTATTGGTTCGTTAGGTAAATTAATTACAGATATTGGTGGTTTTATTTTCATGTATTTGCTATTTTCTTATATTGTTTCTAATATTGGTGGTAGAAATGGTCCTGGAAATCCAATGAATATGATTACACAACAATTTAATGAAAATACAGGAACTCTTGTTGATTATAATAATCTGAATGTTACTTTTGCGGATGTTGCTGGATGTGATGAAGCCAAGTTTGAATTAACTGAAGTCGTTGATTTTTTGAAAAATTCTACTAAATACGATATTGCTGGCGCAAAAGTACCCAAAGGAGTGTTATTGGAAGGAAGTCCAGGAACAGGTAAAACATTGCTAGCACGTGCAGTTGCATCTGAAGCAGGTGTTCCCTTTTTGAGTGTAAGTGGTTCTGAATTTATCGAAATGTTTGTAGGTGTAGGGGCAGCACGTGTGAGAAGTTTGTTTGAACGTGCTCGCGCAAATGCACCATGTGTCATTTTTATTGATGAAATCGATGCAATTGGACGTCAGCGTGGAGCTGGAATAGCAGGTGGTAATGACGAACGTGAACAAACGTTAAACCAAATTCTAACCAATATGGATGGTTTTGAACAAGGCGATAATATTGTTATTTTGGCGGCTACAAATAGAATAGATATTTTAGACAATGCATTAACACGACCAGGACGTTTTGATAGAAAAGTGAGTGTTCCACTACCCGATTACGACGGCCGCATTCAAATCGCAAAGGTTCATTTCAAAGGCAAACAAGTAGATGATTCTGTTGATTTTGAAGAGCTTGCTTCACTTACACCTGGATTTTCGGGTGCAGATATTGCCAATTTGGCCAATGAAGCGGCCATTGTTTCTATTCGTTTTAATAGAACATCTATCGACAGAACCTCTTTGTTGAACGCATATGAAAAAATTACCATTGGTTTGAATTCCTATAACCAAGAAACAGACGAATCTATTATTGAACTCGTGAGTTATCACGAAACAGGTCATGCTTTAATGGCGGCATTGTTTCCAGAATTTTTTGATGTCCGCAAAGTTACTATTAATGCTAACAAAAATGGTGCTGGTGGATATACCCTTTTTACACCTAAAGAACGTTTTCAAAAATATGCAACCAAGAAATTTATGTTGTCTAATTTAATTATTGCATTAGGTGGTCGTGCCGCGGAAGTACATTTGAATAGGCAAAAATACAACGCATCTAGTTTTGATAGTCAAATATTCCGTGGATTTCATGATTTGGATATAACAACTGGTGCTTCCAATGATTTATTTCAAGCAAATAAGATTGCTCGCGATTACATTACGCGGTATGGTTTTGGCGAAGATTTTGGAATGTATGATGAATCTTCGAATGACGAACTGCCATTTGTAGGGAAAGAAATGGGTATGGCTTCACGTAAAATGAGTGATTCTACAAAATATGATGTAGACCAACAAGTAAAACATTTGGTGAATTTTGCTTATAAACGCTCCTATGAATTAATCACAATTTATAAAGATGCATTTGGTGAAATTGTAGAGGAATTAACAGATAAGCGTGTTATTAGTGGAATGGAAATATCGAATATTATTAACAAAGAAGAAAAAGAAATCACCATTGAAGGTGAATAGCTTAGTCATAATATATTAAATTTTATTGCAATTTGATATATTAATTAGTAAATTAGTAAATTAGTAAATGTATATTTATTTAACGTTTGACACGTTCAAATATCACATTTCTTACTACATTATCGATTTTGTTAATGGAGACAACCGCATTATTTCCATTATCATCGGATACATAAAATGTATAGGTTGTTCCTAAGTCATAGTATCCACCGGTTGCAACACTAAGTGATGAACCAGTATATGTTTGAGCGTTATGGTTAGTACCCAATGAAATAGTTATACTTTCCTGAACTGACCATTTTGGGTCTGTTGTGGGATATGCTAAACTCTGCCAGGATACCCAACCTCTTGATTCATTATTAGAATCCAACAATGGTACGATAAATTCACCAGATATAATATTTTCGTTTTTTACATAATCTTGACCTTTGAAACCAATTGAAGTATAGTGATATACATTCTCGATGCTCTCAATTACCAAATTTCTTACTACATTGTCGATTTTGTTAATGGAGACAACCGCATTATTCCCATTATCATCGGATACATAAAATGTATAGGTTGTTCCTAAGTCATAGTATCCGCCGGTTGCAACACTAACTGCTGAACCAGTATATGTTTGGGCGTTATGGTTAGTACCCAATGAAATAGTTATACTTTCCTGAACTGACCATTTTGGGTCTGTTGTGGGATATGCCAAATCCTGCCAGGATACCCAACCTTTTGATTCATTATTAGAATTCATTAATGGTACGATGAATTCACCAGATATAATATTTTCGTTTTTTACATAATCTTGTCCCTTGAAATCATTCGAAGTATAGTGATATTTACCATATATACTGGATGAAGAACCTTCTTCTAATTTAACACTAACTGATTTAGAATCTACCATACCACGTACCACGTCTCGCTTAACTTGAGGTCTAAGTTTAAACATTATAAAGTATACTAATATTATAATATTAACAAAAAAAATCATTCTATAAGTTGTTCATTACTCCGTGACTATAACCACCTGCGTTTTTTAGATTTATATCTATATTGTTGTCTTCTTTTTCAATATGTAATTGGCGATTCTTACTTTCTATTTTGAACTTTTCTAGAAGAAAACGATATATATTTGGTATATTTTCTACATCATATTCAGTCATTTCTTGATTACTTTTCATGTAAACTAGTTTTGTCGCCCAATCTTCTAATCCGTCAAAAATATGTGTTACATATATAATACAACATTCGCGATTCCTTGTTTCATTTTTTAAATAATTCATAAATTTATCTTTGACTAATAAATCTAAATTCACAGTAATTTCATCTAACAAACAAATTTTAAACGGACGAATTAAATTTAAATACAATTGAACTCGTTTGCGCTGACCTTCACTGACTGCATTTAATCGCCATTCAGGATTAATATCTAAAACTTCTAATAATTTTTGATTACGTTGAGGATACAATTTTTTAACATTTATCATCATCTCTTTCACTTGCAAACTTGATTGAAGAGGCATATTATAACCTGTAAACGCGACAGATTGTTTACCCCAATCATTGTCTATATACGTAATATCATTATTCAATGATGTATCGCGAAAAGGGTCTTTGTTTAAAACCTTTATTTTATCATATTCGCATAATACTTTTCCCCCAATCATTTTCAATAAGGTCGATTTACCACAACCATTTAAACCCGCCAATATATAGCAATTATTACTTTCAAAATCAAGTGTTAAATTTTTAAAAATACTTTTATCATTGTAGCTAAAATCAAGATTTTTTGTTTCGATTACTTTCATTATTATTTTATTTATTAAACTATATTTAACTTAAAATAGTTAAAGATATTTAGAAATAAACAAAGATATTATACGTATAACAAATAATGATTAATAAAAATATAATTGTAAGAATTGCAGAAGGACTTGGTAATCAGTTATTTATGTATGCACATGCTTATTCTTTATCAAAAAAAAAGAATTATAATTTATATATAGATAACACATCCGGATATTATAAATCAGAATATAAACACACAACCTTTATATTAGATAAATTTGAAATGCAAATAATAATTTGTAATTATATATTTAAATACGATAACTTTTATAAAAATATTTTAAGAAAAATTTTAAAAATAATTGATTTTTTTATTGAATATTTCATTCAAAAAAAAATATTTTTAATAGAAAAAAAAAGTATAAATAAAATTACAAATTATAATGAAAATTATCTTAATACATCTTTTACAAATAATTTTATAATAGAAGGATTTTTTGAAAGCGAAAAGTATTTTAAATCTTATAGACGTGATTTGCAATTATTATTTGTAGTTAAAAATAATTATATAGATAATAATAATAAATTTATAAATTTATTAAAAGAAAATGAATCTGTATCAATACTTATTAGAACTAATAGATATAAAAATGCAAAAGTCGAGCAAAAATTTATTAGTGATCAAATAAATTATGTAAAAAAATCAATTATTTATTTTAAAAAAAATAAAGAACATCCAACATTTTTTGTTTGGTCAAATAATATTAATAAAATTAAAACCTATTTTAAAGATATAGAAAATTTATTATTTATTGATTATGAAAAAAATAACAATATTAATTTAGATGAAACAGCATATAAAACGTTAAACGACTTTAATCTTTTTAAATATTCCAAACATTTTATCGTCGGTCTTTCAACTTTTCATTGGTGGGGAGCATGGTTAAACGACAATCCAGAAAAAATCTGTATTCGACCAAGTAATATATGCAATTCAGCGAATTTAGATTATTGGCCTGATGATTGGATTATTATTTAACTTAAGATATTTAAAAATATTTTCTTTATAATATCTATATGCAAATCTTTGTTAAGACTCTTACTGGAAAGACTATTACGTTGGAAGTTGAATCTTCCGACACTATTGACAATGTTAAACAAAAAATTCAAGATAAGGAGGGTATTCCACCCGACCAACAAAGATTAATTTTTGCTGGAAAACAGCTCGAAGATGGTCGCACATTAAGTGACTATAATATCCAAAAAGAATCAACGCTCCACCTCGTACTCCGATTAAGAGGTGGTGAAAATAATTGTGATTGCGAATGTTGCAAAGAATGTTGTAAAGAACCTTGTAATGGATGTTGTTAAATCTTTAATTATACTAAACTTTTCAATGATTTGGGAATTTTTTTTATTACACCTTTCTTGTTTTCTTACGTCCATATTTACAATCTATTACATTTTTTTTGCCTTTCTGTTTTTCTTTCCACCTCCTAGATATTTTCCTATTTCATGTCGTAGTTCATAAGGCATTGTTCCATCACCTCTATTCCCTACATCTTTTTCACTCATAACCATAGCTAGGTTTTTCCTATCTTCTTGTCTTTTCAAATGTCCTGGAATAGTCTGTGCGACAATATTTTGTATTCTTTTTTTTTCTTTTTTCGTGATTATGTAGTCTTCTATCGCATAAGGAATACTATTTTCTTCTTGATCCTCTGGTGTCATATTATCCCATAGGTCTTCTGCCAGTTGAAGTTCTTTGTTTGTAGCAAGATCAAGTTCAATATTAATATCTGGGCGTTCTAATAATAAGTAAACCATGTCTATATCTTCTAATTTAATTGCGAGTATAAGTGGTGTATCACCATCGTTATTCAGAGCATTCACATTAGCTCCGTTATTTAAGGCATCTTCAACTTCGTCGTAATCACCCACACCCACATCATCAAAAAGATAATTATCCTTTTCTTTTTGAGCTTTTGAATTTCCTCCTCTTTGTCTTTTCTTGGTTTTTCTTGTTTTTTTACGTCCATATTTGCAATATTGTTTTTGTGAAAAACCTTTTGGACGTTTGCAGTTAATACTCTTTTTATATTTCAATGACCATTTTCTCTTTGTTGTTTGTTTGCTTCTTTTATTTCCTTTTGCTTTACGACGTGTTTTTCCTCCAAATAATCCAGAACGAATAGTTGTCATTATAACTATTATATATTATTTTATAAATGTAAATAATATATCAATCTATTTTCTCAAAGACTTGTTTTTACTATATCCATGTTTCCAAATATAATTTTTAAACAAACGAGCAATCTTATTTTGTGGATGTAATGTTTCCGATTTCATATTGTTTGCACGAACTACCTCATGATTTTTCATTAAAATATTATATAAAAATGATTCACCATAAGGAACTAAAGTGATTGTTTTATCATTTACCATGTCTTCAGCTTGAATGTATTTACCGCGGATGATTACACAATGCTTTTTGCTCATAATTGTATCACGATTTGGTACATTTTCATGTAAACAACCCTTTTTAAAGCATACTAATTCTGATTCTTCGTGATATGTTTTGGTTATTCCTAAAATTTCTTTTCCAGCAATAGTATGTTTACCAGCTTTCATTAATTGAATTGGAATTTCGCCGCGGTCAGTTTGTATCATTGTATTAGGGGCAAAACATATCCAACTTGGAATGACAAAAGACATTACTATACTTCCATTTCCATGGTTTGTTCCTTGTTTTAATTCTACATCATTTGCTAATTCATATGCATAGGATGAACCTCCGCCTCCACCAGCAGCATCGCCGCGTGAGTCAACATTCGATGCGGCTCCTCCGCCTCCTCCGTAATAACCACCTCCACCACCACCTCCGCTATCATAAGTCACCGAATCTGTTTTACCACCATTACCACCTTGTCCTAAAGAACCATTTGTCCCCCATGAACTTTCTACAAATGAATCATTTCTCCCACCAATTCCTCCTTCTAGTTGACTACCACCAGTTCCACCTTTTTGATTGCCAGTATTTGTATCATCATTTCCATTTTCACCATAATTATTTCCTCCATTTCCTCCATTTCCGCCTGTTCCGCCTTGAGGGTCACTTCCACCACCTCCACCTCCACCAGCTACTAAAATGCGGTTGTTTAGTTCAGAGCCATTTATGCGAATATCACTTGCACCACCACCACTTCCTCCGGGGTCACCAAACCCACCAGCACTACCCCCACCATTAAATCCACCACCAATCATAGTATTTTCGTTTGCATCACTTTTAGAAACGCCATTTTTGCCTGCACCTCCTACATAAAAATAGATTGTTTCGCCCTGATTTACATCTATATCAGCTGTTATGTTTGCACCAAAACCACCTTGACCACCAAAATCACCATTTCCACCTGATGCTCCGTTTAATTCAACGTGTATTTGATTTATTCCAAAAGGAATCAGGTATGGTTCTTGTTCACCAGTATAACTAAATGTTTTAGAGAATGCCATATATATATATAAACTATTATGATAAAAGTTTTATTTAAAAATAATATTAATATTATTTAATAGTAAAAGTAATATTAATGAGTAACGCAGATATTTTACTAAAAGCATTCGAAAATGATGACAATAATTTTATTTTAAATCACACATCTGAAAAAATAGAAAAATCAAAAAGAGAACTATTTGAAGAATTAAATTTGAACAAGGAAGACGTAGACGATTTAATGAAGAAACTAGAAGATTATATTTATATTAGCGAAATTCCTGAAATTGTATTGGGATGTTATATGCGCTGGATTCCGTTGAAAGACCCTGAAAACATATTTTTAACGCGCGGTGCAATGATTTGTGACATTAATATATGTGCAAAAGGAACAAGTGTTGTTTGCACAAATCGTAATAAAAAATATATGCAAATAAATATGGATGAAGCACTTGTTTTTAGAAAACTAACACCACAAGAAAAAATATTGCTTAGTGCAATGAATTATTTGAAAAAATAAAAAACAATCTTTATTTATTATTTCAAATAAATTTAAATTCTCGATTGTGTATATGAGCCACTATACACTTTTCATAAATGATATTTTAAATAAAAATTTTTTATTCCAAGAAGAAGTAAAAGAAAAGGTAAAAGAAGAATCGTTATTTTCATCTAGTTACGTTAATGTAAATGATATAAAACCCGCACTATTATCAAATAGTTATACTTTTATTTATCATAGGTTGACTACATATTCGTATGCTAAATATAAAGAGAAATATGACTATTTAAGAAAAAAAACTCGTTCTTTTTATGAAAAGTAATCTAAAAAATAGGTTGGTTCGTCGCCAATTCTTGTGCTATCATTCCTGCAGATGCAATCATCGCTAGACGACCATTATTTAATTCTTTATTCAAAAGTTCTTTACCTTTATCGCTAGTTAAATCATCACCCAGTGAAAATCCAATGTCACCTGGTTGATATTCTTCATTCAATCGAAAAATGTTTTCATTGCTTTCAAAAGGGTTTTTCCATCCTTTTAACATAGATGCAAATTCAGAGCTAAACATTAAACCAGTTAAACCCATTTGCATTACTATGGGAAGTTCATCAAAATCATGTACCGCTGATTGATGTGTCATTTTTTCAATAATTGGAATAGTAATGGCACTAACCATACCAAGACGTCCATGTTTTAGCTCAGCTTCGCGATAAAATTGTTGGTTCGCCAAATCACCCTCTTTAGAAAATCCCAACGGATCGAAATAACCGAGGGGGCGTGTTGAACCTTCAAAAACAAATCCTCCTGACGTGGCGCATAAAAGTAAAAAACTAAATAATTTGTAAACCATTATACATAATAAAAAACGTTATTTATTTAAGTTATTTACTTTCTTAAAAATTATTTCACCCAATTATTTGCTAATTGTTTATAACTCGATTCACTTACCTTAACTTCATAAGAATATTCGTATTTGTTTTTAATTTCGTTCAATATATAGGAGTCATCGCTAATATTATATTTACGCAAAACATTTTCGATATTTTGTTTCAGCTTCAAATCGTAAATAATAGAATCATCATTGCAATTTGAAGCATTACCAATTCGGATTACTCTATGGTTTGATGGTTGATTGATTTTTGTCCAACCATTGTGGGTTGCAGCACGTAATGACATTAAAGATTCTATTCTTGACATGTCGTTTTGTTAGTTTACATTGATTTTAAGATTGTAATTAAAATCAATTTTTATTTTTTCTTTCTTTTTATTTTATTACAAATATGCTTTTGTGAATTCATCCTTTTCGATTTGTTTCGTTTAAATAATTTAAATTATATATTTAAATTATTTAGAATGAATTACTATCTTTATGGGTTACAGCGAAGTGGCACTAATGTTGTTCAAACTTTTATAGAAAAGAATTATAATATTTCTTTTATGAATGGAGAAAAACGATATTCGCCATCACACAAACATTTTAGAATATATGATAATAAAAATTTGATACCAGTAACAGATAAATCAAAACAATATAATAATCCATTTATCATTAATTCTTTAGAAGATTTAGATAAATTGTTAAGGGATTTAAATCATACTAATAGATATATTATTGTCTATAAAGATATATTTTCTTGGCTTCCGTCTATTGAAAAATGGGCAAAAGAATGTAAATGGATAACAAATTCAAAAATGGATTTTATTGAAGATTATTTACATTTTATAAAAAAATGGTATTCAATCAGAAATGATAGAGTAATATTTATTAATTATGATGACTATTTAAATCTATCTGACAAAGATAATTCATTACTAGATAGGTTATCATTATTCTTAAATTATAAACCTCAACAAACTAATTCTACCTTTGATAGAGTAAATTGTTCATCAAAATTTACATCTGATAGAAAAAAATACTATTTAAATAAAGAATATTTAAATATTTATTCAAAAGAAGAAATAGATAAAATAAAAAATAATCCAACTTATAAAGAAATTACTGAATACGAATTTTAATTCTTCTTACCATTTGAAATTATATTATTTGCGAGTTTAAAATAATATAATATTTAATTCATGATACAATAATCGAATGATGTTATTGGAAATTTCTATTACAAATATGCTTTCGCAAATTCATCTTTTGTCATAATAATAATATTTAATGATTTTGCTTTTTCTACCTTACTAGAACCATCATCATGAGATTTTACTAACAATGCAAATGTATTTTTCGATACAGACGCACTTTGTTTTACATTGTATTTATTTTTCAAATTGTTAATAAATTCTTCATCTCGAAAACCTGTCATAACAATATGTTTTTGAAACAATACATGATTAATATCATATTCTTTTTCTATTTTTGCACTTGTTTCTAATTTGTATGTTAATTTGCAATTTTCCAAAAATGCAGTAAACTCGCCTATGCGTTCTACAAAATTAGTTGCGGTTTTCTTTGCCATAGATTTTACGTTTGCAAGCCTTTCTATTTTTGCTTCATTTGATTCTTGCGAGACAATTATTTCAGGATATCCTTCTAATATCGCTTCAAATTTTTTAGTACCAAACCCATGCTCAAATTTGTTCGATGCAGTCATCAATACTGGCAATTTCGCTTTTTCTAATTGTGCTTTAATACCTGTTGATAAATTCGTTGCCGTTTTTTCTTGTATACCTTCTATTTTCATAAAGTCATCTTTCGTCATTTCCAAAATTTTGCAAATACTTCGATATCCCCCTTTCATTAACTTGCGCACCGTTCCTTCACTCAATTGTTTCACCTTTAGTGTTTGAAAAAACATAGTAATGTTTTTTTCTAATACCTCATCATTTTGGTCTTTATCTTCCAAAATAATATCTACATGAGTACTATTCCAATAATATTTTTCATCAGGCATTTTTGGTTCTTCTGCCGGTTCGATTACCTCCTGAATATAAGGAATCACGTCACCACTACGAATAATCTTTACCATTGCACCTAAATTTAATTTTTTTTCTACCACAAATGCAGCATTAAAAGCAGTAGCATATTCAATAGTTACACCTCCTAATTCAATAGGTTCAATACGTATACGTGGTTTTAAATACCCATCTTTGCTTGGAGACCATAACACATCGACTATTTTCGCTTCTGCGACTTGGTCTGTCAAAACCATTTTAAATGCAAATGCATATTCGGGATTTTTCTCTTGGCGAGGATAAATTTCATTATGTGTTACAATTACACCATCCATAATATAACTATATCCTTCACGCCAAGCCACCAAATTTTTAGAAAGAGAATCATTTGTAATAGAATCACATTGTACATGATGCACCACTTTTACACCCAGCGTTTCCATCAACTTGAATTGGTCGCTTGGTTTCAATACTGGTTCTATTACTTCGTATGCTACGAAATCAATATTATTCATAACATCTGCATCTACTGATTTAGAATTCATTAATCCCGAAACAAAATTACGCGCATTTTTAAAAGATTTTGCATAATGTTTTGCAAACAATTCTTTTGAAATAATAAATTCTCCACGAATAGTAATATTTTCCTTTTTGGGCAAACGTAAATAAGGTATTAAATAACTAATATCTTGACCAACACGTCCGTCACCTCGTGTATAAAGTTTTTCTTCGCCATTTTCTGTTGAATATAAACCACTGACACCATCCAATTTTACAGATAACATATAATCCTTTGGATATTTTTCTATGAATTTTTCTATTGCATTTGTAGTGGGTTTAATTTTGTCCATTGACCCCATGAAATAAGGAAGCGTTACTTTGTTTTTCACGTTTTTAATAATTGGTGCTCCAATTTTTTTCAACACTTCATTTTTGGGAAATTTCTTTTCTACAAATTCTTTTAAAATATCATATTGATTGTCATTCATTAATGCTTTTTCATTATAATATTGCTCATTTGCATGCTCCATCATTTTTACTAACATTGATTCTTCCAGTTTATCTAAATAATCGATGTTTTTAGATAAGAACTGCTTTATATGCAATTTAATTTCACGTTTTGGTACTACCTTTCTTTTGATAGTCATTGTTTTTGGCTTTCCTTTATTATTTGACGATACCTTTTTAATTGTTTTCGGACTTGATTTTTTAATAGTAACTTTCGGGGTTTTATTTAGGCGTTTTTTAGCAGTTTTGATTTTTTTAGAAGACGATTTTGCAGGTGGTGGAGTTGTTTGTTTCAATGTTTTTGGACTTGATTTTTTAGATGATGATTTTTTAGTATTTAGTACTTTTTGAACACTAGGTTTTTGATTTGTTTTTGTTTCTTGTTCGGATTTTTTTATAGAATCACTAGTTAGTTTTACTATAGCATTTCCATTTTTTCTTTGTTCTGGAGTTTTGTATTCCAAACCCAAATACGAAAAAATATCTTGTTCACTTAAAAATTCCCCAACTATTTTATCGCCTTTCTTTTTATTTTCCATTTTATACAAACCATGTTCATTTAGTGTTACTCCCTTAGAAAGTGCGTGATGCCGCATAATTGTATTAAAAGCTTTTGAACCTGTAAAATATAATACAGCAAAAGCATATTCATCTGGTGGGGCATATAAAAAATCCAAGCGACGAGCCTTTTTCCCTTCTAATTGACCAATCGTTAAACTTTTAACTTTACCACGACTTAATACTTCTATTATGATTTTTTCTTTTATTAACCCGTCTAAAAAATCGGCAAATACTTTCTTATTATCTAGTTTGGAAGTAATAATTAAATCGATGTCTCCTGAACTTGCAAGGCCTCGACGATAACTTCCTACTATTTCAAATGACACATCGTCTTTTTGTGATACAAATATTGTATCAAACACTTTTTGTATTTGTTTATCATATACTTCTATTTCTTCACGAGGGATGCGATGAGTTAAATCTTCGTAATATCTTAACCCTTTTTTTTGAACATTGTTCAGCATTTCAGGATGTTTGTTAAGTTCCTCTATTGTGGTAATACCCTTTTCAATAATTTCTTTAGCATTTTTAATTCCTATTCCATGTACCTGAGTAAATACATTAATTGGGTTAACACGTTCACGTTCTAAATAACCAACTTTCCCAGTTTCTTCAAATTCCTTCAGTTTTTTTAAAATTGCTGAACCCATTCCAGGTTTGCCTTCTAATTGTTTATAAGTATTTATATCCTCGTTCATAGTTAATATTGTTTCTTCGCCTTTTTTGTATGCACGTGCTTTAAAAGGTTCTCCTTGGCGCATTAATATTGTTTCCAATTCACTTAATATTTTTGAAAAATCTTCATTGTAGCGTTTTTTATTTTCTATTGAACTAGATGTTTTTTTCATAGTTTTACTCGATGATTTACTTTTAGATTTTTTTCTTGAAGAACTTTTTGTTTTACTATCCATATATTATGCATTTTTTTTATTTCAACTCATTTTTTATTTTTTCGCGTTTTGCTGAATTTTGCACGCTTTCGTATTTTATATGTTTTTCCTTTGAAATTCTTTAAACTTGACTTTTTTTCACATTGAAACTGATATATATCCAATTTTTTTCGGTGAATAACAGAATCACGACAAATACCTGTAGGAATACGTTCACTTTTATCTTTGCGTGATTTTTTCACTTTTTTTATGCATCTACATAATTTATTGGCTAAAACATCTTCCGCGGTTGATTTCATCTTGGAACGAGTTTTTGGGATAGGAATATCATAATAATCTAAAATTTTTTTATAGTCATCGTGGTTTAAAAGTTGTTCCATATATTAGTCTAATATTATAATTGATTTAATAAATTTGCTAATATAATAATATTCGCATATATTATGCTAACAACACATAACAAACATGTAATTGTTTTTGATTTAGATGAAACATTGGGTTTTTTTCAAAATTTTGGTCTATTTTACTATACACTGCAAAATTATATACACCAACCCATACCTTTTCAACTTTTTTGTGATATAATGGATTTATATCCTGAAATATTGCGTCCTAAAATCTTTTCTATTATAAGATATGTTCTTGATGTAAAAAAACAATATAACGTTACCATTATGATTTACACAAATAATCAAGGTCCAAAAGAATGGGTTCAGTTAATTAAACAATATTTTGAATACAAGTTAAATCAACCTATTTTTTCAAAAATTATATACGCTTTTATGATTAATGGACGCGTGATAGAACCAAAACGCACTAGTCATGATAAAACGTACAAAGATTTATTGCGCACAACACGATTACCGAAAGAAGCTAAAATATGTTTTATAGATGATGTATATTACGATGATATGAATGACGACAATGTATATTATTTACACATCGACCCCTATGTTTCGTCACTTCATTATACAACAATGGTAGAACGATTAGTTAAATCCAAATTATTGGGTGAAATTAATCAAAAATACTTAATCAAAAATATGGCAAATGCTTTTATGAATGTTAAATATCATCGCAAGACACAAAAAGATTATGATATGGATATTATTATTGGTAAAAAAATTATGATGTGTCTTCAAGAATTTTTTCTGGAATTTTAAATATTCGCGCAACACTTGTGAGTGATGTCGAAGATAACATAAAAATCGCCGCACTGAATATTATTTGTTGATCAAAATCAGTAAATTTATATTTACGCAAAGGATGAAATCGCCACAATAAAATTAATGCAATATACACATTAAATGTAGTTTGTAACGTTTCTAAATATTCGGGCGCAAAAGACGCTATTCCAATAAAAGTAGTTACATATATAAAATAGGTTGCAAATAATATAATATAATAAATTTTTTCTACGTTTTTCATTATTATATTATAGTAATATTTTTTCAAAGGCAATATTTACATGTTTTGCTTTACATCATTATAGATTTTCAATGTTCGCGCACTTGAATCTGTTGCATCAACATATTTTGGCATCCAAAAATATTTAATTATATTTGAACGCCCTTCGTAATGTTTTTCAAATATATGACGATAATATTGTTGTTCTTTTGTAATTGGTTTATTCCAATAATAATGACTTGATAAAAACATATTTTCTTCGTCAAGTGTTTCTATATGTTCTTGAATAATTTCATACCATGACCGGATTTGTTTGCTTACACCATCACTAAAAGCTTCTTTTGTTCGCCACAACACTTCCGTTGGCATTAATGGCTTTCCATCAAAGCTTACTTTTGAAAATGCATTTCTTACCAAAAATTTTTCACATTTTTTCAAATAATTATGATTGCGAATATTCGGATGTATAGACATATAATATTGTACAAAATAACGATCCAAAAATGGAGTTCGTGCCTCTAGTCCATTTGAAGAAATAGATTTATCTGAACGTAACACATCATAACTATGAATATTTGACATTAAGCGCTTGCATTCTTTATCAAATTCAATGCTATCAGAACATTTATGAAAATATAGGTAACCACCCATTAATTCATCAGCACCATCCCCATTAAATATAACTTTAGCTTCGCTATGTTCACTTATATATTTTGCAACCAGATAATTACCAACACTTGCGCGAATTGTTGTTGTATCATATGTTTCCACGTTATAAATTACCTTAGGAATCGCGTCCAACATTTCTTTTTCGGTTACAACTACTTCATTATGATGAGTACCTAAATAATCTGCTACAATGCGTGCATATTTCAAATCATCCGAACCAGCTAATCCAATGCTATATGTTTCTATTGTTTTTCCCGTATGCATTTTTACTTCGCGATTTACAAGGGAACAAATCAATGAACTATCTAAACCGCCCGATAGTAAACATGCAATTGGTCGTTCGGTCGTTTCAACGCGTTTCTTTACAGCAGACATCAAAAAACGAGTAATATTAAATTCGATTTCTTCAATTGACACTAGATTTTCATCACCTAAAAATGTATTAGTAATAATATTATAAGGTTGTTCACTTATTTCTGCTTCCCAACATTGGTCTTCTATTTTATATACCGAATAACTACCTGGTTTAAAATATTCTATTTCAATATTGCCTTCACGTTGACATAAAGTATGAAGCATTTTCATATCAGATGCAAACCCACAAAAACTTCTGATTGATTTTGAATATGTTTTATATAAAGGGCGTACACCATACGGGTCACGTCCAACAACTATTCTAGGATTTTGTATTTCACTATTATCATAAATAGTGAAAGCAAATACACCATCTAACATACGCAATGTTTCTTCAATACCATAACGCAAATATAAATGAATAATTACTTCGCAGTCCGAATCAGTAGAAGGAGTCATATCCATCATTTTATAAAGTTGCTTATAATTGTATATTTCACCATTGCAAATCAACTGAATATTATTGTAATATATTGGTTGATGAGAACCACTATTTAAACCATTAATAGCAAGACGATGAAATCCCAAATAAAAGTTATTATTTGAATTTACAAGACTTATTTTGTTCAAAGATGAATATTCAGGTCCACGCGCTTTACCTTTTGCAAATTCTTTTTCTATAATACTTTCGTCTGCATTACACATTAAGGCAAAAATACCGCACATAAAGTTATACTATTATTTATCTTTAATCATTTTCAATAAATATATTGTGTTATATTATATAATGTTTGAAGAATCTTCTAATTCGAATGGGTCAGGATTTTTCACTCCTTTTGATGCGCAATATTGTAATTACTTTTACTTTTTGATGCTTTTCTTTTTTGTTGTTTTTGTTGGGTCGATTGGTTTAGTTGCCTTTAGATTATTTAGCTCAAAAGGTAAAGACAATGCTCCTTTATATATGAGCATACTTCATTCTTTTGTACTATATTTCCAAAGTAGATTGCTTTATAGCATGTGTGTATTCTCACTCCCCATGTAAAAGTTGACATGTTTATAATTTAATAAATTCATATACTAATTTATTTTCTATTTAATTAGTATATGAATCGTATGTATAACGTAATAAATGGTGTTTGTATTCGTAATGACGAACGTAATAATGAAATAAATCAGCGTATGTTTCAACGAAATACTACTGATAGACCATTAGAACCTAATATGAATGTACGACCAACTCCTACCAAATATGTGAAAATGCCTGTTGTAAATATACGCAAACCAGTTAACGAACCATTGGCCATACACAATGTATATGATAGTCAGAAACAATTTTATCCAGGAAATTCTAAAGCTCCATGGAGCGGCTTTGCTAATAATGTAGATACGGAAACACAATTGCGTAATACCACATTTGCTCTACAAAAATGTGACCAACGTGAATATGTTCCTTCTACAAATAGTAACATGTATTCTTATCCTTTGCAAAATCTACCTCCTCCTTTTCAACATGGATTATTATTTAGTGTTCCAGAAATGAAAACGAACGGGAAAGAATTTAATGATAGTGAAGTTTTTAATAATTCAACCCGCTATCAGCGCAACGATTTCAAAAATAAACCAAAAAAATGCTAAATGTATTTGTACAAATCACATAAAGATATTAACTTGTTAATTAGTACTAATGTATTCTGCATTTTTGGTTTTTTTTAGCATCATTGGTTGTGCGTTTGGCAAAGAATACATGGCAGTCGATTATCTTAATGTTGAACAATATCTAGGCAAATGGTATCAAGTTTATAGTGATAAATTTGACGATACATTTCAAAAAAATGGACGTTGTTCAACAGCTAATTATGGATTGCTAGAAAACAAAAATATTTCTGTACTAAATAAAGAATTAGACGAAAATGATAAGATTGATTCCATTACCGGCGTTGCCTTTTACAGGGAAGGAGATTATGGCGGTTATCTTACAGTACAACTAAAAGATTTGTATCCAGCACCTTACTGGGTAATAGAATTAGGTCCAGTCATAAATAATTATTACGAGTATGCTATTGTATCAGATAATAAAGCAGTTTCACTTTTTGTGTTATCTAGAAATGTATCCGAATTTTTCAATACATATAACGACAATGTTCTAAAATCACTTGAAGAATTTGGGTTTACAAAACCATGGAATTCGCCGAAACTTATGGACCAAACTAATTGTGGTGTTTTTTAGTTTTTTTTTCTTTTTGATTTTCGTTTTACCTTTTTTGTTTTCTTTTTTTTGTTATTTTTTCTTGATTTTTTTTTGCCACCAACTAAATAAGATTGCATATGTCTACGTGTATCTGTTTGCATTTTAGCATCTAATATTTTAGCTTTTTGATAATCCGATAACATTTCTATCATTTTATTAAATGTTTCATCGCTTATTGTATTATTCATATCGAGTACCGCTGAATTTTTCTTTCGTTTTAATTCATTAATTTCATTATCTATTTCTTTCTCTGTAAACGAATTTTTTTTCAGTAGTATATCTCTTAAATTATCTATATTTCCTGCATTTACGACTTTTCTTAAACTAGCACTCATTCTTATATTTTTCAAATATAATTATTTTTTCATGTGAAATATATTTTCTATTCATAATTTATGCCTGATAAAAATTTTGAAAAACTATCTTGTAGCCCATTAAGTGATAATGATTTTGATTTTACGTGCTACGACAAAGATGATTTGGAAAAACTTAAAAATGCCTATAATAAACGTCACAAGGATGACCCCATTAAAACAACAAACCCTAAAGAGATATGGGAATTTTTACGATATAAATACCACAATGTATGCAATAAAGAATCGTGTTGGTTAAGACGTGAATTTATACCTAATAAATTAGGACGCGAATTAGTGAATTCTTTTGCACCAACTCATCCTCCAAGTTGGTTAAAAAATGACCGCACATGGCTTTCATCAAGCGATATTCAAGATGTTATGAAACAATATGAACGTAAATACAAATGTTTTGAATTTATTGGACCTTCTCCCATTGATTATTATGAAAAAGATAGTTATACTGGAAATACACAATATGTATGGCCTGAATTAGTAAATTTTAAATTGGAAGACAAAATTAAACATGGGAAATATAAAATTGGGTTTATATTTAATTTAGATAAACACAACCAAGGCGGGTCTCATTGGGTTGCAATGTATTTAAATTTGAGAAACAAGTATTTATATTATTTTGATAGCGTAAAAACGACTAATGATAATCCCGTACCTTCTGAAATTACTAAATTGGCTAAATGCATACTCAAACAAGGAGAAAACATGAATTTAAATATTCATTATGGTTATAATGATAAAATAGTTCACCAACGTAAAAATACAGAATGTGGAATGTATTGCTTATTTTTTATTATTACTATGCTAAAAGAAAAACAAACATGGGAACAATTTTTATCAAAACGTTTATCCGATGATGAAGTACACAAATGCAGAAACGATTATTTTAACACATCTGTTTAGAGCAGAAGCAAAAATGCTAATGTATTTATTGCAATATATATTTTAAAAATATCTCATAAAATATATATATATAAATATGACTAATAATAATATGATTCATTCAGATCCAATATTTGCTATGAAAGGAGGAAATCCATATTATACTGATGGTGGAGGGTCCGATAGCGAGTCCGATAGTGACGACGACGAATTTCAAACTGGTGGTGATGGTTCGAATGATATATTAAGCAACATCGATACACGACTACTATATTATATTGTTTATTTATTGGACCCTGCGCAACGAGCTAAAATTGTCATGCCATCTTTTAAAAATGTTGTTAGTATATTGCCTACTTCTCTTAATGAACAACAAAATAATGTGATTTCAAATAATAAATTTTTAATTTATGGTAAAGATGATTTGGTCGAAAAATTGCGTACTCATTTTGGGGAGTATTTAACTAAATTAAATGAGAAAGGAATAGAGGAATTAACAAAAATGTATGAGATGGATAATCAATACTTGCTACATGGAGAATATGAAAATAAATATAAATGTGGAGCAAATCCTGATGAAGGAATTAAAGCTCCATCTATTGATAATTTGAAAAATGGACGATTTTTATGTGACCAATTGCACGTATATAATAATACAGAATTTGATTCAAATGGAAAACAAAGCAAAGGATATAAATGTTGTGTCAAGAACACTAGAGCCGTATTAAAACAAGCTATTAACGCAACAATGGCTATAGAAACATTAAAAGCGTGTGCGTTTGTTCCGAATAAGTCCGTACTTGAGAAAGCAAACAATCATTTCAGGGAATATGCATCCAAAAAAAATCTAAGCCAGGAAGAAATGGAACATTTCGACGATTTTATAAATCAGGCAACAATAGGACGACCTAATATAGTTGCATTGTTAACACAACGCAGTCAAGGTTGCAGTGATAGACCTTCTCAAGCAGGTGGAAAAAGCATAATGTTTGGCGGTAAAACTAAAGGTGCCAATATATCAAAGTGCATAGAATATGAAATGAGACAAATTCTAGAAAGTGAATATGAAAAAGAGTTGGAAAAAATACAAAAAAACATGAGTTTGACCGATGACGAAAAAAATAGGGAACTAGTTGATTTGCGAGATGATTATATTGATAAAATAGAACTATTTTGCACAAATTGCAATGTAGACAAATCAGACATAGAAAAATGTGAAAAATATGTGTTAGGGGAAATACAGAAGAACCCTAGTTTTACTCGAAAAATCATAGTAGACAAAAAAAAGAGTAAAAGACCCAAACAAGCAGGTGGGGAATCCGCCATAGAAATTGCTAAATGGATGGGCTTTTTGTCTGAAGAAAGTCGGAAATTTATTTATACATCTAAAGATAATAATGACAATGCTACATTTCGTGATAATATTCAAACTCTTAAAGATATTTTAGACGTTAATTCATTTGTAAATGTTGCTGAAAATATAAGTGTATTAGCAAAGAATATTGCAATCAAAATTAAGAATACAGAGAAAGAAGGAGTTGCATTGTATAGAGTTGAACGCATAAAAAAAGAACCAACGACGGATTTCTTCGGAAATGATACTGGTTATGATGATGATTCCTATGACGAAACTGAAAAATTTGTATCACTTAAGGAAACAGATTATTTCGACGATTTTACCGAATATATTCAAGAAGTACTTCGTAATTATAAACCAATAAAACATGCATTACATATTCGTCAATATGTAAATGATATTGTTGAATTATATTCTCAACTACCTATAAAGTCTAACGATTCATATGATAAAATTAAAGAAATATATAATGTGGCTAAGGATGACGGAAAATATTTTGAAAACATAAAAGAAGAATTGAACAAACAAATAAATACTAACATTATTGGTATAGGTGTTGACGCGAAAGAATTTAAAGGACGAGTTTTTTATAAGCTAAAAAAAACGACGGATGCCCAGACGGATGCCCCGACGGATGTGAAAGAAATGTCGGTGACGCCAGTTAAACCGGGTGATAACACCATAGTTTTAGTTACTCCTGGTATATTTAATAAAAATTTTGACAAGAATATTGCAAGTTTAAATGAAACATTGGATGGTTTGGTAATTGTGCGAACAAGAATACAAAGCATATTTAAAATTTTTGAGAAGGTGAAAAATATGTACAAAGAAAAAGGAGATATACTATTCAATGAAAAACAACTAAGGCTTTTTGCAGGCATGGATGACGAAACAATACAAGAATTAAGCAAAAAACAAAGTGTTAGTCAACTTGACGCGGTTTATACATTACTAACTACACAATACGATAATATTAAAGATACCATAATAAGTTATGTAAAATCGCAACCACTTCCTGATGGAGTTAATAAGGAAATTATAGAATCAAAAGAATGGTTTCAATTACATTTGCTTCGTATAATTGGGTTAAAAAATAAATTAACAGATTCAGATGATGCATTTGTGAAAGATTATTTAGCTGGGGTTGGTTCGATAGAAGAATATATTAAGTTGAGTAAGGAAAAGGGTGATAATTCGAAACAAACATCGCAAAGATGTAGCGTTACCATAACGAGAAATAAAGTCAAAATGTCACCAAGAGTATTGCAATGTAATATAATTTCACTTGGCAAAAAATTAATAAAATTGGATACTGATAAATATGCTACTATCGAAAGTGTCCGGGAAGAAGACGCAAAAGAATTAAAGCAACGTGATAAAGAAAGACAAAAAGAACTGGACGATAACAAGGCGAAAATTGACAAAGCTTACATGGATAAAAAAGAGGAACGACAGAAAGCAGCAGAAACTAAACGTGTTCATGGTGATGATGATACAATTTTTGAAAGCGCAAGAGATTTTATTTATCGAAACGCGATTGGCGAATATGATGATTCACAATTTGGATTAATTGATAAAACAAATATAAAAATAGAAAAGACAATAGAGGATTTGAAAATAAGAATACGTCAACGCGGGGACGTTGTTGCAAAAACTCTTTTGAGAATGATAAAAACCGGTGTTAATCCAAATGCTTCGGTATCACATCAATATAAGATATCTTTTGAAGGTTACAAGAATGATAATATTATCTCAAAATTAGCAGAATTAAAGCGCTATTACAATGGAAATAATGGTGATATTATTAAATTCACTCCACCAACCGAATTGGAAATTTTATTTAAACATTATGAAAATAATAGTGAATTTAAAAAGGCATTCCAGAAATCACTAGTGCGAGCTGAAAGACGCGCAGAATCCGCCTATACTAATTGGGGCAATAAAATAAATAGGACAAAAAATGTGATTATGGAACTTTTAGGTGATAAACATTTTGCTGGAACATTATCTGGGAACATGACAACACAGGTAAATACGAAAATTATTGTTTATATTGGCGATATGTTTAAGTTCACCGAGACATCAATGGATAAAGATGAACTTGAACGTCTTGTTAAAGAAGACGAGAGTAAAACAACATACGAATATGTACAATCCATTAGTACTATTGCATTTAATGGATTAAAAAAGGGTTCAAATAGTGTGAATAGTCTTACGCAAAATTCTTTAATCTATTTAGCATCACACCCGACATTAATGCGCGTCGTTATAAAAGCGTTTAATTCATTGCAACGCGATGTTTGTAATAATTTTAAGTTAAAAATGGGTGAATGGACAGGTGGAAAAGGATTGGGTGATATAGAAGGAATATTGGGAACTATATCCACCACTTTTGGCTTAGGAGCGTATGGCGGCATTGATTCAACGCATACATACGGCAAAGGTGATAAAAGTAGTAAAGCACAACTTGCATTTTTAGAAGAAAATAAAACAAAGTATGATACTATAAAGCTCGAACTGCAGTCGTTGCCGGAAAAAGAAGAACAACAAATAGACAATGGATTGGAAACAAAAATAAAGGGCGTAAGTGAACTAACCGATGAAGAATTAAATAAGTTACAATTGAGTGAAATAGAAAAAAAGAAATTGTTTATAACAAGTTATGATTCGGTGCGAAAAGCGCGCGAAGGTCTTAATATAGATTGGGTGGAACAACAACGTTATAACAAATATAACAAGGACAAACAAGAAATTGCTATGGTTTCTGTTACAATATTCTCATCCTTGATTTTGGGAAATACTAAGATTGTTGCTGCAGCAACTTCAATAAAAGGGTTCTTTGACACAATTCCTATTTTTGGAACATTCTTCTCGGCATTGTTAGCGGCTGCTTCTATGTGTAGCGATGAGTTATTTAACGAACTTTGCGCAGTATCTACTTTACAAAAAGTTGGAACAGAATGGATGGAAACATTCATGAATGGTGTCGAATGTCTAAGACCATTGCAGATTGACCAACAATTATCGTTTGAGGTTTCCGAACATAGTATCAAAAAATTGCAGTTTTTAACGAAACAAACACCAGAAGATATCGCAAAACGCGCTAGTGAATCACAAACCAATTTTGAGACCACCTCGGAACAAGATGGAATGCTTGCGGCATGGGGTAATTATTTTACAGAAAAAGCTGCCAATGCTGCAGGTTCTATTAGCGAAGCTGCCGGTATTGTTCAAACCATTGCTTCAAATGGTTTCCCATACGGAAAAAATATCCGTGGTGAACGAGTTTTTCAGGTATTAAATGTAAGTGAAGAAGATGTCGTTGAATTCATTGCACTTGATTTAGTGAAAAATACTGACATTATTGCGCGCACTGGACAGCCAACTGATGCATTACTTGGTAATCAACTTGGCAGCGATAAAACTGCACGCAATGGCATGTTATATCAAGAATATATTAAGGGTCTTGCCGTGAAAAAATTTAACACGTTAAATTCAATGAGATTAGACCTTGTTGATGACGAACATGATAAAATTAAACAAAAATTTATAGATGTTATGACTACAAGAAGTGGAATTCAAACTGCAGTTCCGCAATATACTGAAATTGAGAATATGGCGATTATGGCTAGTAGGGTGATGGGAGATCCAGTAACAACATATTTAGCTGACACAGCACTTAGTGCCGCTGGTATGGGGGATAATGTTGCGAGTAACACCATCCAAGATGGGCTTACGACTATTGCTGAAGCAAGTGTATCTGTTGGTAACTGGCTCTCTAGTGCCGCTGGACTTAGCGGAGGTAAAAGACATAAAAATAGAAACAATTCTACAATTAAAAAAAAACGAAGAAGAACTAAAAGAACATTAAAGCAATACTGATAAATGTTTTGAATAATAAATAATTTTGATATGGATATTATATCAAAATTATACGAATTTTAAAAATTATGCCTTTCTAGATTTTCTAGATTTTCTTGTTTTTCTAGATTTTTTGACTTTTCTAGATTTTTTAGATTTTTTAGTTTTTCTTGATTTTCTTGATTTTCTTGCTTTTCTAACTCTTCTTCCACCTTTTGTTTCTTTATTATCTTCTATTTCTTTTTTATCTTCTGATAACAAGTAGGTACCAACACCAAGTCCTGCTGCTCCAGTTACTTTCGCTACAGCAGCTGTTATAGCATTATTTAATGCATTTGATTGATTTGTACAATGTTGTGATTGTGATAATGAGTTCAGAATCATTGTTGGTAAATCACATTGTGCCGATTGAATTTCCTTTACTTCCATTACAGCATTTATTGCCACGATTATTGACATGATTAAAGCAAGTAATTGTGCATATTGTGCATTTGTCATGCCACCACCATTTTGGCGAATATCACATGGAATTTGATTTACTAAATCATTAATTTTAGAAATGGTGTTTTTATGTTGTTGTTTATTTAAAACACTCATTACCTTATTCTTTGTTTGAATATCACAGCTAGACATTATATATTAAACATGTGAAAAAAATTCATCTAAATCTTTATTAAATTCAAAACAAACAAAAACAATATAAAATTTTATTATTAATTTACATAAATGAATACCAACGAAAATAAAGAAATGTTGTGGGAACTTTTACGCGACAATCAAGCATTTAAAGGTTTGACAAACACACAATACAATAATGTAATTACTATTTTTAATACTACATTGAATCAAACTACCACAGCTAATAAACCATTGATGGAACTAAATAAAGAATTTATTTCATCCATGTTACAACAATTAAATTCTATTAAATCAAACACTTTACAAGATAATGTGAAGAATAATATAGTTGACCCTAAAGTATTGACGCATCAAGAAATACAGAAACAGAAACGCAGTGAATTTGAAAACAATCTGGAAAAACGACAAGGCGAATTTACTAAATATATGAAAATTCATGTTCCAGATGCAATCGATTTTGGGGACAATATTAAAGAAGAACCTATTTCTAATGTAGATTCACTTATTCACGAAAAAATGAAAGAACGTTCTTATGACATTTTTGATAAACAAGAAGAGAAAACACTTAATGAAAATGGCACCACAAATACTAGTAAAAAAGAAATAAAAAATATAGATAGTGAACAATTGGTAAATGATGTATCTAAAGATATAGATATTTTTAAGAAAGAAGAAATACTAATTGACGTAAAATCAAACTCAGATGATAATAATAATAATAATAATAATAATATTCAAAAAGAAGAAAATATAATTATTCAAAATTTAATTAAACGTATTGAAGTGCTAGAAGAAACACAACAAGAAATGAAAGCACATATGAACGAAATTCAAGAAAAAATGCTTGAAAACATAGATGCTATTCAGGAACAAAAAATCCAAGTTGTTGAAAAAAATATTGAAAATACCATTGAAAATATTCACAATAACAATGAAGAATAATACTCTCAATAAACAAATCCAGAAAAATACAATTAACTTATTGCCTCATTTGCAATATGCTATTTATAAATTTTGTTTTTGTCATATTCGATGTTTTTTGAATATTAATTAAATCACATGGAGCTATTGTAATTGTCCTCATTTTCTGCTGATATTTTCTTGGAATATTTTCATTGTAATAATGATAATACAGCTCGTTAATGGTATCAAATCCTATGGGTTTCATTTCTATTTCTATATCTATTCTACCTGGTCTAGTTAAAGCCGGATCTAATTTACGATAATGATTACTTGTAATTATCAGTATTCGACCATCCGTTTCCAGTAAACCATCTAATGTATTCAATAAAAAAGATAATGTGAATTCTTCGGTTTTTTTCTTAAATCTATTTGTATTTGCATTGTTATTCATACTACATGCTGCATTAATTAATATTTCACTGATATTTTTGTCATTTTTTGATTCATTATTCGTACTATTATTGTCATCTATATCACTTGTTTCACTATTTTCATATGTTGTATGTACTTCTTTTGCTTCATCATTTTCATATACATTGCGTTTTTTGACAATATCTGACATGCAATCGATATCTTCGAAAACAATAATCTTATCTTTGAATTCTATATTTTTTACATTATTTGTCGAATATTGTTCTTCGAAATAGGCATCATAAAAATCGTTTTCTGTTTTAATTTTATTTAAAGGTATTACAATCAAATGTCGATTTGTATACTTTGCCAATGCCTTAATAAACGATGTTTTTCCTGTACCTGGTACACCATGTAACCCTATACCCAATGAATATGGATGTCCTTCATGAGTATACCATTCTTTATTTTTAAGAAAAAAATCTATTTTTTCCATGATTTCTTTCCTATTTGGAAAAAACATGTTCTCGAAATTTCGTGTTGTTGTTATTTCTTTTTCCAACCATTTAATTTCTTCTTCTTTACTATCTATGTTTTTTAAGCTGTAAATAAATCGCTTGTTTATACGGCTGTTTTCTATTTCATGGTTGTAATCTATACGCACGTTTTTTACAAAATCTTGTATTTCATATACATTTTTTGTATAAGAAAATATTGTTAATTCTATTTTTTCGATTTCATTCACAGCTGATGATTCTTGTTTTTGATTATCATTTTCTATTACGTTATATTCTACTCTACCATAAATAAAATTTGTTATTTCAAATGGTTCAGTTTGATATACAATATATGTATTGCTTTCATTCACAATTTCATTATCATAGTTAACTTGCCTACTATGGCATTCGCGATTTTCGTATATATTTATATTTTTTTGATTAATATAATTCCATAATGCGCGAAAATTGTCGGAAAATAATGTTTCTGTTCTAGAAGACCACATTCCATGTTTTGTGATTTTCTGTCCACTAAATACTATTGAATATTTTCTATTAAATTGCATATGTTTTAAACGAAACAACATTGTATCAAAGATAGATTTTGAAATATTTGTATAACAATAATAAAATCCATATAACAATACTAATAAAATGGTTGTTTCATTATTCATGTCTTTCATGGATGATGTGATAAACTGAAATTTAAAAAAATCCATCATTTGACTTATGTCTTGCATTGGCTAGATTAATTATGTTTTTTACTTTATTATCTTTTTAGTTTAATTTTATTGTTCTAAACAAACATTACTAATAATGTTACCACACCGATAAACATAATAACACCGGATATTACGAAATAACGCAACAGACAATCATCATCGCCACAATTTATCGTGTTTTCTTCAACATCAATTGCAAATGTTTCATCAGGTATTACTTTCCTACTATTTTGTTTTTTCACACTTTTCCCTACAATATTTCCAGTATCTACAATATCGAGTTTTACCATTTTGATTAATATTAATTTACTTTTGCAATTTAATATCAATTTTTACATTTTTTATTTTTTTTCATTTAAACATTGTAATCTACATATTCACGTCCGTCTTCCTCTACTAATAATCCAACCAATAATGCTGTTATATTTGGGTTGGTTTTTGCTTGCATGAAACTATCCAAATCATATAATTTATTTGTTGCCTTTCCGTTATCATAACGTAATGCATAATCTATACCATTTACGCGTTTACGTTTGGCTTTAAATACTTCTTTTTTCTTGTTCAATGCTTTCAAATTAGCGTCGCGATCTTCATTTTCAATATTTGGACGATAAGAATAAAATTTGGGATCTGTTTCGTTTCCAAAAGAATAACATTCTAATACTTCTCCCGATTTTGATTTACTATGAATCGCACAATCCATAGCAGCTTCTTTGATTGATTTTAATAATTGTTTGGAAATTCCATCTTTTACATTCATAATTTCATACAATGATTCATCACTACTAATTGGGTCTTTATTCTTAGTATCGTAACGACTAGTATCATTTGTTTTTAATTCTACCGACATTAAATTGTCTATTTGGTCTTTGGAAAATTTCATTAAATACATAAATACTTTAATGTTTTGCTCTTCTTTTGGTAATTCTGAATGACTACAAATACGACGAGCGCGTCCAATTACTTGATTGGCACGGACCGGATGCCAGTAGGGTTCCATAATGTGAACATAACGTACATTCTTCAATGAAATACCTTCTGCTCCTGACGCTGTAATCATAAATATTTTTACCAACTCCCCACGTAAGTTATCTTCGTGTACTTCTCTTAATTGATTTTGCAGTGTCGTTGATAATGCTTTCATATTACCATTAAAAATATTACGTATTACCTCTTTTTCTTCACGACTTTCTGTACCTGTGTAAAGAGAAAACATCTTTCCTTTTACTAATTTATCAGTTGGAATATCCAGTTCGTATTCTTGTGAAGCATTTTTACGAACCCGCAATTCATGAAAACCATTTGCTTCCAATACTAATTTAAAAATACCTATACCTTCCAATGTACGAAACTGACTATATATTAAATGACTTCCTACAAAACTATCATCGTCTATATTTTCGAATATTTTCAACATTTTTGGACTATATGTTTGTAATCCTGTTGGCGATAATACATTTTCTTCGTTCATTTTCAAAAATTGCAATGCATCTTTTATACGTTCGTCATAACTACTTGCACGTGCGATTGACTGACGTTCTTCTATTTCATCTTCCAATAAACGTCCATCTATGTTTTCGTCTACTCGTGAAGCATCTAACATATCTTCATCATCCATATTTTCTATTGCACTTTGCAATGTATCGTCTTCTTTTGGCATTGGACGACCAGGAGGATTTGGAAACACAAAATTACAGAAAGCACGTGAAAAAATACGATATGTCGACGTAGAATCCTGATATAAATCATCCTTTTTCTTTGGACCACGTTTTTTCTTTTCCACTTTACGTTCTTGTAAACGCGCTTCTTCATATTTTTCAAACTGATAATTACTCATTTCTATATGTTCTATATGAGTGTCTTTTTGTTCATCGAAATCAGGCATTAACCCTTCTTGCGCACTTCTGAAATATGATGTTAATCCTAATATGCGACGTTTTAATATATCTGTATTTTTGACTTGACCCGAACTTTCTTCCAAAAACATTTTTTGGAAATTTTCCAAATCATCTGGTAAGGCCTTTGTATATTGAACGCGAATTTTTTTAGCATCTACATGTATTCCTTCATCATGCAGCATTTTTAATACTTGTTCACTCAATTCAGCATCTGTCATAATATGACCACTTTCTTGTTTTTTCACACCCTTGTAGTTTTCGCCATAATATTTATTTGTATAATGGAACGGATTTCGCGTATAAACAATTTGATTGTTTATTATTTCAATAGTATCCAATATTTGGTGCTTTTTAAACATCGATTTTAATTTTTGTTCATAAGTACGAACATTTCCTTGGTCTTGCACCAAAGGTATTGACCAACTTTTAATGTAACCACGCAATATATTGAATAAAATTCCTATTTCGTTTGGATAATTAATCATAGGTGTACCAGTCAATAAAATAACACGTGCATTTTCTGCAGTTAGCAATAATTTATATAAAATTATCGACATAAATGTCGGGTCTTCCATTTTATCACGGCCTATTTTATTCACTATACGACTTACAAAGTTATGAGCTTCGTCAATAATAATTACCTTATTATCAAATGGGTTAATTGTATTATTTTGCGTATATTCATTCAAACGTGTTTTACGTAGACCATTGTAATTAATAAAAGTGTATTTCTGATGTATCATATTATCCAGCTGCTCATCTAATGTTACCTTTTCATCACTAGACAATGTTTCGAAATTAGATGGTTTATTTACATTCACAAACCATGCTCCACGTTTTTTTTGAATAAAAGATATTGGTAAACTTAATGCACTAGACATTTTCTTTTCAGTTGAACTATCACCACGCGTTTCTACAAATTCCCAAAATTGATTCTTGCGATACATTGGATTACCACATTTCTTTAATTCTTCGAAAAAATTAGTTCGCAATGAAGCAGGTGTCATTACCACTACTTTTCGTACATTTGTTGTTCCTTCCGCCAAAGCCACCGAATGCAATTGTTGAAACGTTTCTGCAATGGCAATGGAACTACATGTTTTACCCGAACCTAAACCATGATATATTAATAAACCACGATATGGTGAATATAAATTAATGTACTCGCGCACTATTTTTTGATGTGTAAGTAGTTTAAATTCTTCGGATTGTTCACTTGTATCACAACTCAATTGCGATTTATCATCCAATACTTCCTTGCGATAATCTTTAAACATTTGATTTACGAAGTTGACAAACACTTCGCGATTGTTTAAATAGTAAGATGGTTTCTTTAATACCACTAAATTTTCTTTTTTCGGCATCTTTTCAATAATTTCTTCGTCCAATGAAACACTAAATACTTCGTGTTTGGCAGGTTTTGTTACATCTTTTCTTTCGGTTATACGTTGACGTTTTTCACGTTTAATAGTCATTGTTTTGGGTTTTTCCTTTTTTGATTGTATTGTTTCTTTTGGAGTTGGTTCTTGTATTTGTACTTTCGGTTTTTCACTTGCTTTCTTTTTAATAGTATCGCCTCTGATATTGGTTACCTTTTTTGGTAAAGTTGCTAAAAAATCAGAAAAATCATCTTCAGCATGTTCTTCGCGAACATCTTCGTAAATTGTTTCCTCTTTTTCGTCTTTTTCACTCTTTTTCCCGATTGGTTCAGTAGGTTCTTCTTTATTTTTTCCTTCTAACATTTGATGCAACATTTCATCGTCTATTTCTTGTATTTCGCTTTTAGGTGCTTCCGTTTTTTTCATTTTCACTTCTTGTGCTTCTAATTTCTGTGGTCTAGGCTTTTTTCTTAAATTTTGCAACACTTGCTCCATATAATAGAAAATGATTATTATTTATTACGTTAATCCTAATTACTCCAAATATTCAATCGAACGTTTACATGCCATTTGTTCTGCCTTGCGTTTAATTTTGTGCAAACCTTCCCCCATAAAAACCAATATCTTTTCATTTTTTTCTACATAATCATGAATTGCTTGAAATGTTCCCAGCGTACTCATTGAGATTGCATCGTTTGTATCTACTTGGAAAATGGGTTGCCCTAAACAAATATATACACCCATGCGATATCCCTCTTCTTGTTCGCTTAATGGTAGTTCTAAATAATGGGGTGTTACTTTGAATTCCTTTTGAATTTTTACTTGCAAAATATTTTTATAATTATCATCATTATCAATAAGCTCTTCCCAATCCACATGCTCTTCAAATATATTTTCAATGAATTTTTGTGCCATTTGGAAACCTGGTCCGGTTACAAAGACATTTTGAAACCATGCATCGTCGTCCATCACCTCTATTTTATTATAATCTAAAAACAATGCTCCAATAAATGCTTCAAACAAACATCCTAGTTTCTTTAAATTTGTACGTGTATTTTTTTCTTCAGCATGTTTTGAAATGATATAATGTTTATGAATTCCCATATCATATGCCAATTTACCAATGGCTTCATTTTTTACTAGTGCAATTTTCTTTTCCGTCATAAATCCTTCATTTTCTTTTGGAAAACGACGATAAAGAGCATATTTCGTCACCAATTCCAATACTCCATCCCCTAGAAATTCCAAACGTTCATTGCACTTTGTTTTCAAAGGAATGCAGTCATGTGGCTTTTCAACAATGCAAATATTTTGTTTCTCGTTTTCCAATTGAGGACGTTTTGTGTAAGAGCGATGTACAAAAGCACGTTTATACAATTCCAAATTATGTACTGGAAAAGGTATTCCATATTTTTTTAGAATGCATTGAACGTCATTCAATGTAATCTCTTTATTTAATGGATTATACGGGTTGAAAATGAGCTTGTCATCACACTTAAAAATATCGTCGTTCTTTAGATTTACCATCCTTATATGTTAGGCTATCAATAAGTTTAAATACTTTCAATTTTCATATTAATAATATGTTGCTATTCTAATTAGTATGGACACATGGATAAAAATAACTGGACTAATAATGATTTTAATATTTTCTGTTTTATATATTTATTTTAAAAAGACGTTATTAAGTTACCAAAATGATGATTTAGTATTAGTTCATCCTTTTTTTCCGAAAAAACAATTTTCAGATATTGCCAAATATTGCAAAACACTCGATTCTAAATTGGAAGATGATAGTCGTGTGAAATCACGCAAAACCTATATGTGCGATGCAAAAACAGATGCTTCTCTTTATTATATGATTTATTCTTCGCATTTGTTTCAACAAATGAGAAAAATACTGAAAAAAGATACGATTTTTGTCAGTGAATTTCCTATTGAATATAGAAAATATGAAACGGGTTCAGAGGGAATGCCGTGGCATCAAGACAAACCTTTATACAATCAACCTTATTATGAATGTGTTTTAACCTTGGAAAACAATAGTGATTCAATATTTGAATTTAATGTGGATGACACCATTCATAGTGTTGAACCAAAACCGAATTCTTTAGTACTGGTGAAACCTTCCAGCATTTATCATCGTGTGAGTCCGTTAGAAAAAGGCGAACGAACTATTTTGAAATTTATATTTCTCTTGAGCGAAAATAATGAAAAAAGTGATGATTATGAGTTTGAAAGTAAAGTTTAGTTCTTCAATAAACTTTCAATATAATTGTATATTTCAGCTGAATCTTTATATGTATCTTGATAATCCTCATATTCTGCTATTTTTTCTGTTCTTGAAATTGTATTGTCATTTTTTATTTTTAGAAGTTGACCATATACGTTATTTGGGTCGTTATCCAATACTAAATAGTTTATTTTATCTCCGTTTGTATTTTCTGTTTTTACTATTCCCAAAATAGTTATTCCATTGTATTCATCTCCTTCAACATAATTTTTCACTTCACTATCACTCAACTGAATAAGGAATTTTTTCTTTGTTTTCTTTTTTAATGGTAAATCATATAAATAAACACTTCCCGAAGCAGATAGTCCATTACCATCATCTCCGTTCGCCCCAATGGCTAAAAGACCATTCTTATTAAATGCTACCGATCTACCGAACCCATCATTTGTAGCTGCATCACTTGCAGTTAGTTTTTTTATTTCTGTCCAGTTTTTTCCGGAACCGCTAAATAAATAGACACTTCCTTTATTATCATCGCCAGTAACATCATCATAAAACGTTCCAACAGCTAAAAGACCATTATTACTAAATGCTACTGAAATACCGAAAAAATCATCATTAGCTGCATCACTCGCAGTTAGTTTTGTTTGTTGGGTCCAGTTTGTTCCGGAACCGCTAAATAAATAGACACTTCCTTTATTATCATTACCAGTAACATCACCTAACAACGCTCCAATGGCTAAAAGACCATTGTTGCTAAATGCTAGTGAATAACCGAACCAATCACCTCCAGCTGCATCACTTGCGGTTATTTTTTTTATTTCTGTCCAGTTTGTTCCGGAACCGCTAAATAAATAGACACTTCCCGAAGCAGGTAGTCCATTATCATCATCACCAAACGCTCCAATGGCTAAAAGACCATTATTACTAAATGCTACTGAATTACCGAATTTATCATCGGAAGCTGCATCACTTGCAGTTAGTTTTTTTATTTCTGTCCATTTTGTTCTGGAACCGCTAAATAAATAGACAATCCCTTTTTTATTTTCATCTCCACGCGCCCCAATGGCTAAAACACTTCCATCTTTGCTAAATGCTACTGAACTACCGAATTTATCATCGGAAGCTGCATCACTTGCAGTTATTTTTTTTATTTCTGTCCAGTTTGTTCCGGAACCGCTAAATAAATAGACACTTCCTTTATTATCATTGCCAGTAACATCATCGTTATACGCCCCAATGGCTAAAAGACTATTATTACTAAATGCTACTGAAGTACCGAAATAATCATCTACATCTCCATCACTTGCAGTTAGTTTTGGGCGTGCTTTTGAGACATCTAACCCTTTGAGTTTACCAATGTCTATTTTCACCATATATATATATATATATAGTTGCTATTTCATTATTTGTTATCATCTTTTGGTAATACCACATTTTTGGCGACATTTTTTATGATTTTCGGTATACTTTTATCTTGATTTCCCGTATTTTCATGTAACATATTCATATACATATCATTTTTTGGATTATTCATTTCTTGACTTTCGGGATTTTCTTGAACCCATTCACCTATTTTGCGTATATTATTTTGTTTTAACGTATGTATCGCCCCTTTTATTTTTTGTTTATCTTCACTATCTTTATCCCAAGTTTCGTTATCTTTGACATAAAGAACTTCGCGTTTCAAATCTGTGCAATGGATTGGACGTTTGGTTATATCCAAATTCTGTATGGCTTTCACAAATATATTTGAAATACCATCTGCAAATCCATGTGTACCTGTACGTTCCAAATCTGCTAATTCAATTGTTAACGAATTTACAAAATCCATAATATTTAACGCGTCTTTGCATTGCTCATTCAGAAATAAATTTATATTGAAATTATTCATTGTGTTGTTGGTTGTATTTCCTTTTACTTGAGGTATTAATTCTATCATTTGTTGTTGCAATTTATGGTTCTGTTTCATCATTTCCATAAACATTTCTTTGTAATCATTCGAACTTTGCACCTCATTTTCAACATTCTTTATTTTTTCCATTATTCCCATTTCCGATTCTTTTTCATCTTTTTCATCTTTTTCATCTTTTTCATCTTTTTCATCTTTTTCATCTTTTTCAATATTTTTTTCGAAATTACATCGATTTCTATGGTTATTTAAACTCTGACGATGTTTGTACTGCTTTCCACAAACGCAAATATATTCGGCGTTTTCTGCTGTTTTTTTGTAAGTATTTGTAAGTATTTTATGTTTGCGTGTCAATAAATGGCGTCCATAATCACTTTTTTTACTAGAAACAAAGTTACAATCTTCACAAATAAATTTTTCGGCGTTTTTTGGCGTTTTTTTGTAAGTCATTGTGTAAGTATTATATACTTACATAAAAAAACGCCTAAATCAAATTTTTCAAAAAACATATAATTTTGAAAAAGTTATGATAAGAGCAGTTGAATGATTTTTTCTGTATTTAGACGATATATCTAGCATTTTCAAAAAATCACGTTTTTGGGGGTTGAAAGTTTTTTTTCGTTTTCGATTTTGGACATGCTTTTTTTGGGGAAATTCTATATATAGAAAAAGTTTCAAAAAAGTGAAAAAGGTGAAAAAGGTGAAAAAGGTGAAAAAAGTGAAAAATACATTATTTAGGATTCAACCCTCTATTTTTTATAGGCAAATATATATATATATATACATACATTATGACAACAAATCAATTACCAATCGTTACATATATCAATAAATTTACATCACCTAACTCTTTTGATTCAGCATCTCCCAAAAAGATTAGCATAACAAAGCAAGAACTTAGCATGGATATAATAAATGGATGGGAAGCAGGATTTCATTCTGTATTTATACCTATGATAACAATCATGAATACACTATCTAATGCAGATGGTAGTGTAAGTTTGTTTTTATCTTCCAATGATACTTCAATACAAACATGGCGCACAGATATATTTGGGGCACTTGGAATAGTTAGCACTAGTTTAGGATTACCTGCTCTAACATTTGCCATATTCGGTTTAGTTGCAACACTTCAGGCATTAGCATTTCATAAAGAAAATTATAGAAAAAATTTAACTCAATTCGGAAATACGTTGTTGCGTAATTTGGATTTATATACACAATTGTTAGAATTGCATGCTAAAACAGGTATTCCGCTAAAATTTACCGAGGAGTATAAAGTTTTATTGGATGATTGTTTTGCATATTTTTTCAAATATATGCCACAGGAGAATTTCTTTAGTGTTATTCAAGATATTAATAACAATATTATCAGTGTACAAGGTTTCGATTATAAAGATTTTTGTTCAAATTTGCCTGATACTGCTGCTACTGCTGCTACTACTGCTGCTCCTGGTGGTACTCCTCCTGATACTAGTGGTAGTGATAGTACTCTTGCTGCTAGTCCTGCTCCTGCTGCTCCTGATCCTACTAATGCTGCTTCTGATCCTACTACTGGTGGTAGTGATAGTGATGGTGATGGTACTCCTGCTTCTGATACTCCTCCTGCTCCTGCTACTGCTCCTGCTCCTGATACTCCTGATACTAGTGGTACTCCTCCTGCTGCTCCTGATACTCCTGCTACTCCCACTTCTGTTGATAGTAGTGATTTTATTAATGAAACATTTGGTGAAGCTATAGAAGCTGTTGCTGCTGCTGCTGCTGTTAAGCCCACTCCTGATAAATATGAGAATGATGTTTTAATAAAATATTTGATAACTAGAATTAATAGTGACGATTTTGATAAAGAAAAATATAAGAAAGTTATTATTGATGCTACAAAAGCACAATATAACAACTTTATTACTTCGGATACAGGAGCAGAATTAGAAATATTTAAAAATTTAACGACTGAATTTATCGAAAATATTTTTAAAACCAAAGACGAAATGAATGATTATACGAATATTATTGATAAATACATTAAAAAAGATACTAATGAAAAAATAGGCGTGAATGCGAAAGATATTGAACAATTACTTTTAAATTGGTGTCGTTTTACGCAACAATTCACGAATATTAATATAACGATAGATGATACCAATACCAATAACCAGCATACAACGAGTGATGATACCAATACCAATAACCAGTATACAACGAGATCCCAAACAACAAAAAAAGGTATAAATATAACTGATGTCACCATGTTTAATAAGAAAGTTGGAGTCAATGTTGAAATTTTAAAAAAAGCTCAAAATGAAATCCTAACAAACTTAAATATCAAATATAATGTTGATAATGTTGTTTCAGACCCAATAAAACCAGAGATAGTTTCATTTACAGAAGGGTTATTTATTATATCTTTGCTTTTGAAGGCGCAAAATAATGTGATGAACATTAGAGATGAAGATTTTGAAGAAAAAAATAATTTTATTGTTTCATTAATAAAAGATACATTTAAAGAATATATTGACATATCCATATTGTTTGAGTACACGCCAAATAAAAATAATACAGACCTGGAACTAAAATTATTTCAAGATAATATCGCCAATATATTTAATGTTAAAATAACATCGAGTGATTGTGGTATAAATAATGACAAGGAAATGTGTCATATAAAACAAAAAAAACTGGAAGATAAAGTATATGACATGTTGAAAAGTGGTGGTGTTGAGAAGAAGGATACAGGTATTGCAAATGATGTATTAAATGGAATAACATTTATTTCGAAATTCTTGTTTGTTCAACCAATTATTATCACTTCTTTAAATAAACTATGCGGAGAGTTAGCTAAACCACAACCAACTGAACTATACGATTTTGATACAGGTGATATGTTGTGTAAATGGAGCATTATTGAACCATTATTTAATAATGTTAATTTAAAAAAAAATATAGCAGATTTTCATGAACGAATCGATTCCATATATAACGAAGATACAAAGAGATGTTTTAAAGATAATAAATATAAAGAAGTTGTATTTGGTAGAGTACATAACTTATTTCCCATTGAAAAGGAAAATGTTATTAATTCTATAAATGAAAATTTTGACCTATTAATTAAACTTGATAATGAAACTAATAAAGAATATCATAAGAATTATGTGAACGCTATAAGAATGGCATTATCTAGAAGAATTCATATTACGTTAACCGAACACCGCGTGGATTTATTAGCTATTGCTACAAAACGATTACATGAACTGGGTGAAGGCAATATAGAAACGAATATTCTAACCACAAAACGTGATAATTTTGGGAGTAAAGAAAGTATGTCGTCACTTAGTATATTAAATGGTCATTTGGCAAATTTATCGTCAACAATGTTTACCTATTTTCAAATGCAATTAACGTCGTATATTCTCAAGCATTCAATAAACGGAAAAATCAACGCTCATTCCTTAAACAAATTGAAGGAAATACAAAAATCGTTGTATAATATTCACGAAACAAAAACGAACATTTTTGGCAAGGCAATTAGTGAAAATGTAGATGGTGTCGATGATGAAAATAGTAAAAAAATGAATGATTTGATTAATAAATATCGCAATATGCAAGAATATATGATGAGACGATACTTCTATCTAGTAACCACGTATCATCTAGATTATGATGTAACATTATTTCATAGTATTGGAAAGATGAATCAGTCTGTAAGTAGAATGGCTCGAAATAGTAATACGCTATTTAATAATAATTATGAACATTTTATATCTGCACCGAAGAATAATCTAAATAATGTTAATGTAGATACAATCAAACGAATTCGTAGTGATAATGATTTAAATGTTTATGGTTACAAATTAACTTCAAATGAAGAAATATTTAAAAATGATTCATTATGGATTGGTTGCAATCCGACACCCGAACAAATATATTTAGAATATGAACGATATTACAGACACGCACAAAACATACATAAACTCAACATATCAGTTATTGCATGTTTAAAAGATCTAGAAACTGCCAGTTTTATGTATAAAAATCAATTGGATGATAAGAAAATGTGGATAAACCAAAAATATTTCACAGAAGTCAATAAGGAAAAATACGCAGATAAAATTATTGGTTTTTTTACCGAAATTCTAAAAGAAAAAAATGTTGAAAATGTTGAAAATGTTGAAAAATTTGTAAATGATAATGTAAATGATAATGCAAAGAAAAAGGAAGAAACCGATTTGGAAATTGCCAAAAATAGTAAAGTAATATTTAATATCGTAAAATTTATAAAAGAGTACAAAACGTGCGATACCGATGACGTGCCGAGTGTCGGAACCGATGACGTGCCGGGTGTCGAAACCGATGACGTGCCGGGTGTCGGAACCGGTGGCGTGCCGGGTGTCGAAACCAATAACATACAAGATGTCAAAACCAATAAAATACAAGGTGTCAAAATCAATGTCAAAACCATAAAATCCATATTAATAGACTTTTTATATAAAGAAGATGATATGTATGAGACTTTCGATTTCATCTGTAAGATTTATCCATTCGAAAACGATATAGGAACAAAAAAGAATGGAGGAGGAATACGAAAGGATTTTAAGTGTCCGACTTCTTTTACGTTTACCTCTAAGCCTTCTCCTGATGTATGCAAAAAATTTATAAATGTAATTACTCCAACTCCTGTAGCGAAATATATAAAGAGTGAAGCTATAAATGACATAGCTTTAAAGAAAATAGATGATTTAACTATGAAGAAAATAATTAAGTTTTTTTTCAATCTATATATTTCTGGATATTATGACGAAAACGGACAAACAAAACAAGGCAAAAATGAACCAGAAATTGATATGAAAAAATTTGTTACATGGTTACAAGTTATCAATGAAAATAATTATATCGATAAAATACGTTCTATGCAAAATGACCCACCATTTAACTCAAATTTTAAGTCAGCATTCGACAAAGAAACAATCGACAAAAAAACAATCGACAAAAAAACAATCGACAAAAAAACAATCGACAAAAAAACAATTTTAGAACACATTCAGGAAATTTTTAATCCTAGTCCTAATAGTCCTAATAGTCATAATAGTCCTAATATATATATTCTTGAACCAATTATTGGAAACGATGATAAAAATATACCAATTATTTATAAAAAGGAACAAGATATTTATTCATATCTACAACAATTAGATAAGTTACTGAAAAAAATGGAAAAATATTTCTGTGAAGAATCAAAAAAAACAGAAAAAATAGAAAAAAGCGAAATTTCAAATGAACACTACGTCCTGCCCGGTGACATAAATAAGTATACTAACTTATTGAAAAATGATACTTTTTGGTTATCTGAAATGCATAGAATACGTAAATTACATATTAAGCAAGGAATTATAAAATCAACAACCAAACCAGATAATAGCTCTGGTAATACGTATTCTGCCGATATTACAAAAATAGGAACTTGGAAACCTGAATTTGGAGAAGGAATTGGTCGAACACTAAAGCGCAATATAGCTATACCTGCAACAAAAATAATACGTGCGTTTGAAAAATTTGGAATAATGACGAGTTATTGGTTTCTATTACGCCCTGTTAAAACGATAATAGATCCTATTATCAATAAATATAAATATATAGAATATAAATCTACCTTCAAAGGTGGCAGTACCAAATAAA